TTGATCAGGAAATAATTGCGATAGCACTCAATGTCGAAAAGTGCTTCGCGGCGCGGCGGTGGGGGCGGGGCGACTTGCATGTCAATATCCTAACAGTAAAAGCGTTACCAGCAGGGCGTGTATAGCCACATCAGTCGCCATAGTTGCAGATGTAGTAACGATTGTTTTATTGCGTGCCAAGCACCACAGCTTTAGGGCCACGTCGATAATCATTACTGCGACGATAATTTTAGTGACAAGTGTCATATTTCCGCTCCTCGGGTCTGTTTGGATTATCGTAGCGCATTACACGGCGAAGCGAACAAACTCGGGCCAGCCCTCCGGGGGCACCCGCAGGGGCATAATTACGACGTGGGCCTCGCCACCAGATAGCACCGCCACGGCGGTGCTATCTTTTTCACCGTTCCAGATCGGATAGTTACCAGCCAGTCTCACGCCAAGCGCTTTATTCGCCTTTGTCACTCGTGCCAGTAGCTCCTTATCGAATTGCACATCGGCCGCCCCGGCTAACTGCTCCGGATAAATTCGCCGCCAATCCGGGAAATGTCCGTCAATTACTTTACTGATGTGGCTCGCCGTGCGGCACTCAGCCCCATCGACGGTAATCAGCGCCACGTGGTCGCGCTTGTAATTTTTTACTACGTCGCTAACGAAGGCGGCGGGAAGAATAACATGTTCTTGCACACCGTCAGTTAACAACACCGAGTCCGGCCTACTGATAAATGCCGCGTGCCCGTCGGTCGAAACAACATTGCGGCTTTTTGCGTCAAGAAACACGCCATTTAGATAGTAACGAGTATCTTTTGTTGGCGAGATGTGGAGTGCGGCGGCAAGGTGCGATACTTGGACAGATACGGTAAACATTTGGGCGGTCCTTTATGGGGCGGCTTCGGTCGCCCCGAGTTGGTTAATTAGAGTATGAAGCCGTTGGCGCGAAGCTGTGCATCGTTCCAGCCAGCGGCAATGTACGCCTCATATGTTGCCGTCGCGGTAGCCGTCATCTGGTGCGCCGGGGCGGCGGGGGCTGCTGGCGGGGGAGGCGTCATGCCTGGATTGGCAAAGCCCACATTAGGCGTGACCGCAATCGGTGCGGGAGCTGCAGCGGGCGGCGGTGCCATAGGCGCGGCAACCGGACTCATGGCAGCAACCGGGGCAGCCAGTGCGCCAGCAGGCAGCGGAGCAGCGCCGAAGCCGACCGTCTTGGCATCCACACTGGCGCGGCCTTGAATCTCCGGCCCGTATGCCTGCATCGACACAATCGACAGGTTTAGATATACGCCGGGGGACTTGGCAGGCTGCCCGCTGGCTGACTTATTGTCACTCACGCTACCAAATACCTGGATGAAATAACCCGGCTTCACGGCGTCGCGTTCGCTGATCAATTGCGAGCCGTCCTTGTTGACGATGCGCGGGGGGTTGCCTTGGGAGAAATTGACGATCCAGTGACCGGCGTATCCTTCCTGCTCACGCGGCACGTTGCCCGCTTTGTTCGGGATTTGGCTGTCGCCGTCGATTACTTTCCATGAAAAGGTCGGTGCATCAGCTTGGGCTGCGTAACCAGCGTGACCCGCGTTCCAAATCTTAGCGCCCCACTCGGTTTGGGACCAATGTTGCTCGGTACCCTTGGGAATTGCAATGCCGCAGCCCCACGATTCGCGGTCGGGCTTGCTAGGGTCGTCGGACTTGTTTACCTGCGCGGTATAAAGATTGCTGTAAACCATGCGACCCACGGGGGTCAGGATATCGGTGTATTCTTTTGCCATTTGTGTGGCTCCTTTGAGCGGTGAGTGTCAGTACAATGTAACCGATATTATCTAGGCCGTCAAGCCCAGAATATGCGGCGTGTTTCTTTTTCGTTATCTTGTTGCAAAACCAGCGTGGCGGTGCGAGTAGCCAGAGTATCGACCATTGTCGGATCAGGCAGCCTCTTGCGAGCCTGGGCAGGGGTGACCGGCTCGGCGGGTTTCATCAGATCCACACCCCACAATTGCCCGAGTGCCGCCACTTGATCCGGTGTAGTCCAGCGCTCCCTCCCTGGCGCGCTGACCAGATGATAACCCGGCACGCGATCACCATTACGCAACGTTGCCTCGGCTTGTTCCTCCAGCCCCCCGATTCGGTATTTGAGCAATTCGGCAGCCCGTTGCAGATAGGCCAACTCGACGCCCAACTGTTCCGGCGTCAGGTCCAGTGGAATTGCTTCACCTAAGATAACACACGCCAATTGCCCAGCCCGTGTCAGAGCCTCACAACCGCGCCGGGCCGGGCAATAATGACAATGCGGGCTTGTCATGCAGCCGATCTCCACCCCGATATCATCAATTTGGATAAGTCGTTCGCGGATCCGTTTGGCATAGCCATCTAACTGTTGAGCCGTCAGTGCCCAGGTACGCACCGGCCCGCGCCGGGAGAAATTGCGCGGCTGAACGATATGCAAATGCAACTTGCCACGGATCGCCGCACCGTTCCAGATACCTGCGGCATAGGCCAGTAATTGCCAATTTTCGAATTCATCAACAAACCCGTGGCCGAACTTGTAATCGAACACGTGCAAGTCGGCACCGTCGAATAGGTACGTGTCAGGCGTCCCCCAACATTCCGGGTGTAGATTGAAACACTCGACCCGCTGTTCAACACATATGACCCCCCTCGGCAATACGGAGCGAACATGCTCCGCGTATAGGTGTCCCCCCTCTGCCATTTCCTGTGTAATTTCTACACCGTTAGCCGCAAGAGTGCCGATCGGCATCAATTCCCCAGTAGCCACTAGCGCCGCCGCAACTTCATGGGCTGCTGTACCTTCTCGGGCGGCCGGGCTATCCTCATCGTCAGGATAATGGCGGGCCAGTTCGTGAGAACCGGCGCAGGCCATCAGGACCCCCAGGGACGATGGGGCGAATCGAGCGTGTGCGCCGGCCATACTACACCCCTGCCAAATCGCGTACGATGGCCGGGATCTTCTCGGGCTGCGTATTCAGCACGGGTAACTGCGCTACGCCATGAGCCTGAATCACTTCGAGCAAGCGCGGCTGGGTCAAGCTCTTATCGGTGAGCTTACCCATCGCCCAGGTCATGAACACTTGGAACGGCGTCTTGCCGTCTGGGATTGCGCCGAGCACGTCAACAGGCCAGGCATCGCCACTCGCAGGGGCAGCAATTGCAGGTGGGGGCGGCGGTACTTGCTGGCCGAAACCGACTTTAGCTGGATCAGGTACGTCTTGCTCCTGTTCAGTTTGCAAGCGCTCGGCTTCGGTTGGTGGGGGTGGCAGGATCGGATCTTTAGACGCCTCGCGGAGCGTAGCAACCAACTCCGGGTCAGCCCCCCGTTTCAGCTTCCACGTGCCGTCTGCCACGGTTGCACGGCTGGACGCGTGAATGCGTTCGTCCCACGGGAAACCCGCTGAGTCTAGGCCGAAGCTGGGAGCCTGGCTAGCAACGTGTTTGTCAATTACGTGTGCTTCTTGTCGAATCTCGCCAAATGCCTCTTCGCGGATTTCATCAAGTGCTTCCTTTACTGCCGAAGTATCGACCTTGATTTCTACCGTCTGCGTAGCGAGTACCTTGCTCGGTGCCGGATCGATAACACCGGCCAAAGCACGCAGCAGTGCGGCGGTGTGGGCGTTGCCTTGGGTCAGGTCGGCATGTGTAAGGTTGAGTTTCATTTGTTTGTATCCTTGGGTTGATTGAGATTCCAATGTAACGTATAGTAACTGGCATGTCAACACTGAATATGGAACACGATAATGATTAGTAACCTTACCGACGCTGAATTTGTAAACCTCAATGAAGCGAACCGTCTGGGTAAGCGAGGCGCAGCCCTGTCTGCGATGCTGCGTGATATTGCGGGGGAATGGCGCGGAATGGCCGAGTATCATAATGAAAAGCTGGATTCGGCGATTGCTACGCTGGAGGCTGCACTATGAAACTCCGGCCATACCAACAAGAAGTGGCGGACCGCATATATGGCGCTTGGGACAACGGTAGACGCTGCCCTGTAATGGTGATGGGGACCGGCACGGGAAAGACGGCCACGTTCTGCGATATTGTCGCCAAAGAAGAGCGGCCAAGCGCCGTAATGGCTCATCGTCAGGAGCTAGTCGGCCAAATGTCGCTCACGCTGGGTCGCTATGGCGTGCGGCACCGGATTATCGCCCCCGACGCTACCCGTCGCAGCATTGAGGCGCTGCACATGCGGGTATTGGGGCGGCGATGGGTAGACCAGAATGCCAACGTGGCCGCCATTGGCGTAAATACGCTAGTGCGCCGCGACAAGTCGGATGCTTTTTTGCGTAGCCTTGATCTCATCGTGCCAGACGAATTTCATCACACTGTCCGAGAAAATATGTTCGGGCGAGCAATTCAGATGCTGTCACCTACGTGCCGTATATTGGGCCCAACCGCTACGCCGCTACGTGCAGATGGTAAGGGCCTGGGGATTCACGCGCACGGGTTTGGGGACGATTTGATTGTGGGTCCGAGTATGCGAGACTCCATTCTCGACGGCATGTTGACGGACTACCGAATCTTTGCGCCGCCGACTGGTAATCTCGATCTGTCCAAAGTCGCTACCAGCGCAGGCGGCGACTTCTCGCCTAAGCCGCTATCCGAAGCTATGCACAAATCTAGCATCGTGGGCGACGTGGTCGGCTCGTATCTGCGCATCGCACCCGGCAAGCGCGGCATCACGTTTGCCGTGGACCTGGATCATGCCCGGGAGATCGCAACGGCGTACAACGCACACGGTGTGGCGGCGGCGGTACTTTCTAGCGAATCGACGACCGAATATCGCGCTATGACTATGCGCCAATTTGAGACGGGTAAGCTATTGCAACTGGTCAACGTCGATATCCTAGGTGAAGGCGTAGACGTTCCGGCCTGCGAGGTCGTGAGTTTTGCGCGCCCGACCATGTCATTCGGCCTTTACTGCCTAGATCCAGTAACGGAGGTGCTTACTCCGGATGGTTGGAAGTCGGCCGCAGATTTTGAAAATATTAAACAGGTCATGGCGTTTGATAGCCAATTAGAAACGGCGCGCATCGTCCCTGTTACAGGGAGAGTTAAACGCCAGCGTTATGAAAATGAGTTGATGTATGGCATTCGTAATCAACACCTGGATGTTTGTGTAAGCGACAAGCACGACATGCTGGTTCGCGGGACTGGCACTACTTGCAAAAACTGGGTAAAACAAGCCGCACATCGAGTGGCTGAGAGGGCAGGTATGTTCCGTGTTCCAACTGCGGCAGACATGTTGCTACCCGATAGCCAGATTAGTGACGCCGACTTGACTTTTCTGGGATGGTTTTTATCTGACGGAGGTCTTAATAAATCCACCAGAGCAATCCACTTGTCACAAAGTGTCGCTAAGGTCAGACACGTAGCGGCTATCCGTACCGCAATTGAGGCCTGCGGGTTCAAATACGGTGAGCGCGTTATTGTTAGAAAAGGCGTACCGACTACCCACCACGACCTTGCCGTATTCACTATTAGTGAAGGTGCTCCACGCGGTACGGGAAAGCACCTTACTGGATGGGGTCGGTTGCAAGAGTGGGTAGATAAATCGGTCCCCGCGTGCTACGACACCCTGAGTCGTCGCCAGCTTATTGTTTTGCTTACTTCTCTAAATTTAGGGGATGGTTACAATCAGCAACAGAATGCAGAGTACCGTCTAAAAACTCTAAGGATTGCTTGCGGAGATAACAAGCAACTGGCGGACCGTCTACAAGCACTGTGCGTTACTCGGGGGCTGAGCGCGAACGTGTCGGCGGTTGAGTCTTCTAGCGGTACAAAATGGCACACCCTGTATATCAAGGATGTAACCTACCGCTCCATCGCAGGAAATAATGTAAAAAATGGGGTAGTTAGTGGGAAAAAGCCATACGTCCGCGCCCGGTTTGAAAAGCGCGAAGAGCTGCCGGATTTTGTGTGGTGCCTGTCAAATGCACTAGGAACGCTGTTTATCAGACGGAATGGCAAAGTGTGTATCGTTGGTAATTGCCAGCAATTCGGCAGATCCTTGCGACTCATGATCGCACCGGAGCTAATGGGCCGCTGGGGCGAGATGAGTCGGGCCGAACGGCTGGCGCACATTGCCGCTAGTGAAAAGCCAGTGGCGTACATCATCGACCACGTTGGGAATTGCGTAGACCGTCACGGTTTACCTGATGCGCCCCGACAATGGTCGCTTGATGCTCGCAAGCGCGGCACTCGCAAGGTGGTCAACGATGCGGAGCCCTTGCGGACTTGCCTGAATCCCGAGATAGAAGCGGGCTGCCTGTTTGTCTACCCGCGCACAGAGCCGTGTTGCCCGGCGTGTGGCTATGCGCCAGTGCCTGCCGGGCGCGGTCGGCCCGAGGAAGTGGACGGGGATCTGTTTGAACTCGACCCGGCAACGTTGGCGCGGCTACGCGGGGAGGCCGACCGCATCATGGCCGCGCCGCTCATCCCGCATGGCGCTGACCATGTCGTAGCCCGAGCGATCGCCAATCGCCATAACGACCGCAAGGAGGCCCAGGAGGCGCTAGGCGACATGATCGCACTATGGGCGGGCTGGCAGAACGCCCAGGGCCGCGACGACCGGGAAGCCTACAAGCGATTCTATTTTGGATTTGGTGTGGATGTGGCAACCGCACGCACGCTGGGGCGCCCCGAGGCGGAGGCATTGACTGCTAAGGTGCAATCGGTACTTGATGCAAATGGCGTCTTGACCTATCCGCTAATTTAGGTTACATTTAGGACTCAAGGAGGTACTACGACATGAACTACTGCAAAGATTGTAAGCACTGCGTTGGGCCGAAAAATCATCAGTTGTGCTTTGGGGCGGCTCGGCAGACTGAGCGCATTGACCTGGTATCCGGCCCGGTTCAGGGGATAGGCGGAGTTATCAGTTGCCGAGAGTCTCGATCAGAATCAGGCCCGTGCGGTCCAGAGGGTTTGTTGTTTGCCTACCCTCCGGTTGAACCGCGCTTTACGTGGTCCCCGGTTCGGTTTTGGCGGCAATTAGTCGCGTTCCGCGAATGGCAAAATCAATTAGCAGCGTACGAGCGGGCAGGGGGGAACCCTACGCTGCTTCGTCGGTTGGCCCTAGAAGCCGAGCAACGTTACCGGGAGTTGTGCAAATGAACCCCCTACACGATTGGGCGCAAGCCTGGGGCATTCCACCAGCCGCATTGCAAGACCTGATGCACCGACTTGCGCCGGTAATGCTGGGTGCGCCGACAGACGAGAAGTTAAGTGAGGCGGGGGTAACCAGCCAAGTACGCCAAGAAGCATCAAGCAAAGGTGTGTTGCTATTCCGCAATAATGTCGGGGCGCTCACTGATGTCGAAGGCCGCTTGATCCGTTACGGTCTTGCTAACGACTCGGCCCAAATGAATAAAGCCTATAAGTCGGGCGATTGGATCGGGATTAGGCCCGTGACTATTCTACCCGAGCACGTTGGTATGATCCTGGGCCAATTTGTGTCCCGAGAGGTCAAGCGGGCCGGGTGGCGCTATACCGGCAAGGGGCGCGAAGAAGCACAGATGCGCTGGTGCGCAATGGTCAATGCTCGCGGTGGTGATGCTGCAATGGTCAGTGGGACGGGGTCGCTGTAATTTGACCAACCCGTAACAATCCGTTACCCTATGGGAGTCAATTCAATGGAGTATCAATATGTCGAATCTCGCAACTGCTTTCCGTGATCTGGCGGTGGAGCGGGGCATACCCGCCGTGGATCGCAAAAGCCTGGCGCGTCGCCTGGGCGTGAGCACCACGCACATCACGCGTATGGTCAAGGCGGAAGGTGCCAAGGGGCTGCGTGCCTACCGCGAGGTAGCGTACCGGGCTGCTCGCACTGCAGAGGACTGGTCAATGGTTGCGCGCATGGTGCAGTTTGGCTGCACCTTGACCCCAGCCGAGGCTAAGATTGCGCGGGACCGTCACCCTGAGCTGTGCAATAGCTACGAGTTGAACCGCGTGTATGGTGCGGCAGCCCGGCTCATTGTAGACCGGGGGTTTGCCGGTGTTTCCCGTGCTGAAATTGCAGAAGCGTCCGGCGTGTGCCCGGCCAGCGTGAGTAACGCTTTTGACGGTCTACGCAATATGCCGGACAAACTCATGACGTGGGCGATCAGCCAGGAAGATGCTAAGATGATCGCCCGGGGATTGCAGATTGGCAATCACGTTGCCAAGTCCGCCCCCGAGTCGCTGCGGCGTGCTGCCGCTGAATATCTGATTTAGGATGCGCTATGCCCCTGCCCGCCCCGCTTGCCCAATTTGCCCAATTCCGTCAATTCGTAGCCGTGCGACTGGTGCCCGATGCGGCCCGTCCCGGTAAAACTAACAAGATTCCAATCAATCCAAACACGCTGGGTGCGGCCAGCAGTACCGACCCGGCATCGTGGTCCGACTATGACGCCGCCGCCGCTACCGGGTTACCAGTCGGCTTTGTGCTCACTGAGAGTGACCCGCTCTGGTGCCTAGACATTGACGGTACGCTAGAACATCCGCTTGTTGCCGCGTTCCCCGGTGCCGCCGTTGAAGTGTCACAATCTGGCAACGGGTTGCACATTTGGGGGTGTGGCACACCACCCGTCCACAAGTGCAAGAATACCGCCCACGGCATCGAGCTATACCACAAAGAGCGCTTCATCTGCCTGGGTGATCCAGCGAGTGCCACCGGTAACGCTTGGCAGGACTTTACCGCGCATCTGGCCGCCGTCGTGCCTGATTGGTTCCCGCCGAGTACTAGCATCGCCGGAGGCACTGTAGAATGGACCGATGGCCCACGTGCAGACTGGCGTGGCAGTGTGGACGACGCGGAACTGATCCGCCGTGCCCGTGAGAGTCGCAGCGCCGGTGCTATCTTCGGCGGCAAAGCTGCGTTTGACGACCTATGGTGCGCGAAGGCCGACGTGCTCGCCGCGTCCTACCCGACGACTACCGACGCACCGTGGGGACAGTCCGAAGCCGATCGGGCACTCGCCCAACACTTGGCATTCTGGACCGGCTGCAATTGTGAGCGGATGCTGGCGATCATGAAGCAGTCGGCGTTGGTGCGTGAGAAGTGGGACCGGGAGGATTATTTGGAACGCACCATCCTGTCCGCCGTAGCAGATTGCCGGGACGTATGCCGAGATAAAGCCGCTCCGATTGCCGAAGTAATACAGACCGCCCCCATGGTTGCCGGTCACACTATGCCCGCGCCAGTTGCCCGCGAGGCCGCTACGTTTGTTCGACTTGCCGAGTACCCGGTTATCTTTGGCGGCTGCGTTTATGTGCAGACGGTCAACCGGGTATTTGTGCCGCACCATACCGAGCTGCTTAGCCCGGACGCATTCCGCGTGCTGTTCGGCGGTATCAAGTATGCACTAGACGACATGGGCGAGAAGTTCGAGGGGGACGCATGGAAGGCATTTACCCAATGCGCTACCAGCAGGCCCCCACACGCTAAGGGGACGTGCTTTAGACCAGACTTGCCGCACGGCGCACTTGTAAACATCCAGGGCGATGCATACGTCAACACCTACCTTCCCGCGCAAGTAGACGCGACACCGGGCGACGTAACGCCATTCCTAACGCACCTTGCTAAGCTGCTGCCAGAGGGTGACGACCGCGCTAAATTCCTCGCATGGATGGCCGCCGTCGTGCAGTACCCGGGCCGCAAATTCTCATGGGCACCGCTAATGCAGGGCGCGCCCGGCAACGGCAAGACCCTATTCAGCATGGTGCTGCGTGAGGCGGTGGGCCACAAGTACACCAGCAGTCCAACTAAGAAACAATTGGAGAAAGAGTTCAACAGTTGGATGGACGGCAAGATATTTGTCTATATCGAAGACATTATGGTACGTCGGGATCTGCTTGAAGAACTGAAACCCGTGATTACTGGCGAGGTTGCACCGATTGAGCGTAAAGGGGTGGACGCTGAGAGTCGGGCCGTGTGCTGCAATTTCCTGTTCAATTGCAATCCTAAAGACGGCGTACCGAAGACGGCGGACGACCGCCGTATCGCGCCGTTCTATACCGCGCAGCAGTGCCCGGAGCACATTGAGCGCGACGGCATGGGCGGCGACTATTTCCCGGTCCTATATGACTGGCTCAAGCATCAAGGCGGCTTCGGTGCGGTCACCCATTATCTGCGCACCTACGCTATCCCGAACGAGCTGAATCCAGCCACCGTATGCGTCCGCGCACCGGTAACCACGTCTACTGCCGAGGCCATTAGTCGCAGCCTGGGGCCTGTGGAGCAAGCTGTTGCTGAGGCGATCGAAGAAGGGCGCGTGGGATTCAAAGGCGACTTTGTATCGTCGCATTTCCTCGACGTGCTGCTAAAAGACCGCCGCCACGATATTGCACTGACCAAACGTAGGGACCTGATGGCGAGCCTAGGCTACGTGCCGCACCCATCACTACCTGGGGGCCGCACTAACAATGTAGTATTACCGGACGGGGTCAAGCCGCGTCTATATGTGTGCTCGGGGTCAATCGCCGCGCTGGCAGCAGCGCCGGTTGAGGTGGCTAGGATCTATACCGCTGCACAGATGGAGCTTGACGCATGAGAATCTTAATTGCTTGTGAATATTCCGGTCGTGTACGTGATGCATTTTTGGCAAAAGGTCACGACGCAATATCATGTGACCTTTTGCCAACGGACTCGCCTGGGCCACACTGGCAGGGCGACGTATTTGATATTATTGATTCGGGCTTCGACATGATGATTGCTCATCCTCCATGTACACACCTTGCTGTAAGCGGAGCGCGTCATTTTGCAGAGAAGCGTGCAGACGGTCGGCAGCAGGGGGCAATTGATTTTTTCATGGCGTTGGTAAATTGCTCTATTCCGCTGAAAGCGATTGAAAACCCCATTTGTGTCATGTCTTCTATTTGGAGAAAGCCGGACCAGATTATTCAGCCGTGGATGTTTGGTCATGGTGAAACTAAAGCAACGTGTTTGTGGCTGCAAGGGCTGCCATTACTTGTCCCGACAAATATTGTCACTGGGCGTGAAGCACGTATTCACCATATGCCGCCGGGCCCTAACCGTGCAAAAGAGCGTAGCATGACATACCAAGGTATTGCAGACGCTATGGCGGATCAATGGGCGGATATACTTGACGCCTAGCTGCGAGTGTGCTACTTTCCAATTGCACTCATATCTCCTTGGGCGGGCGTGTGCAGGGGGCGGTCTTCGGACCGTCTCTTTTTCGCACTAAAATGTAATATTATTTGACCGCCCGGATAAAGTCGGCTATAGTGGGCATATAGACAACGAACTGAGGGAGTAGGGCGTAGATGCAAGCAAAATGCCAGGCGCGCCGGATGAATGATCAGATGCACTGTTCGGCGTGCGGGCTGGTGTGGGATAGAGACGACACCGACCCGCCGCAGTGCAAAACGAAACGAGAGCAATGTTTGGAGGTGTTAAATGATACGGTACATCGGAGTAACAGTAGTCCTAGTGATCGCAGCCAATCTGTTCGGCGTGCGGTTCCACATTACATACGACCCGACTAGGGCAGTGGTGATCACGTCGCCGTCGGTGCACAAAGCCGCCTCTGACGCGCTCATGACTGCGAGCGACATGGCGGTCGATGTGTCGGAAGATCCAGCGGATAACGGGCGGGAGCTTACGGTAACCGAACGTCAGGAGATTGAAAAATGAGTGCATGCACAGTAGTGGCGTTCCACCTATCGTGCTCGCCACGGTGTGATGAGCCGTTGGCCGTGGGGTTTGGCCTGATATTGCTGATTGTTGTTGCAACCGCCATATGGATGAAAAACAGATGACGACACGTGAACAGCTGGGGCGGGAAGCTGTGCGGGAGGGTAATGTGAACACCGCACTCGCATCATTATTTATAACCGCAGAGGTGCCTGTTGCAACTTTCGAGCCGGGCAGTGTCCGGGAACAAGTCTATCGGGCACTGGAACGACTGCATGGGCGGGGCTCAGCGTCAGAAATCGCTATAGAAGCCCGCTGCACGCTGAGTCAAGCTCAGTGCGCGATGCGGCACGCCAGGGAACGGGGGTTAGTAACGATCAGGGAAGTGCCACGCGGCATCGGACGCACGTTTGAATACCTGTTGCCTGGTGTTGCGCCCAGCGCGCCAGATTCATTCATCACTCGCATAATGGCCGATTTGTTAGAACACGGTCCCTCTAATGCGGCGGAGATAGCCGAACGCTTGGATACGCCGGTTCGTGCAGTTCGTACCGGTTTGAGCTACGCTTTCACTAAGCGGAATCTAATTGGATTGTCCCGCAAGAAAATATTGGGAAAAACTATCTGGAGTAACGAATCATGAGACACGCAGACCCGATTGACGCAGCTAGTGAGCACGAAGCCATGTTGCTGGCGGTCGCCTGTACGTACAGGCGACCGGAGGGGCCACGTGGCACCGGACTATGTCTGTCGTGTGGCGAGCCCGTAGAATCGCCCCGCCGATGGTGCGATGCGGAGTGTAGAGATCAGTGGGAAAAAGAAAATATGTAATATTATTTGACGGCCCGGATAGTATTTGCTATAGTTACTACATCGAAACGCAACCAGGAGATACAAAATGACCTACGAACAAATCGCTGCAATCTGCCTTCGCGCTACAGCCGCTTACGGAGTAGAAGAGTTCGATATTGCCGATTATCCAGAAGCATCTTTTGAACGCAACTTCGATACTTTCAAGGATTCTCTGCGTTCCATGGATGATGAAATGTTCTTTCAAATCCTCCCGGAAGGAACTGATGGGCAGTACGAAACGATCGACGCCGAGTATGGGATAAAACGCCTAAAAAAGTAGGTCGCCCGGCTACGCGCTTTTTCGTAAAACTGTCACATATGACTAAACAAGGGCCGGAGATCCGGGCCTTTTGCTATTTCCTGTTAATCAAACATCCAGCACATTGCAGCGTCGTCTGCGTATCCCTCCAAGCGGCAATACCGCATAGGTGGCAGGGCTCAGACGGTTTATAGAAGCGTAGACCCTGTCTTCTGGCGTCTGCCCGAGTGTATGGCGAAAAGTCCGGGAATGCCCGTTGCGCCCGCCTAATCATCATCGTCGAATACACCCCTGCACAATGAACGCGCCGTTCACAATCTATGCAATATTTGAACGTTGGTCGTCCTCGTTCACTAATACACGGTGGCAAAACCACCGGCGGCCCGTACACTCGGGGTGTGCGACTAGCAGAGGATGCCGCCAACTGGCACTCCACACAGTTAGCCGTTGAGCCGTACCGATCTGATAAATGGCCCTTTCCGCAAGGCCGACCCGTAAAATACCGAGTGCCTGGCGCTGAGCGCGTAGCGTGCTCGGCTAGGAGCGCAATTTCCATTGGGATACGACCAGACGTGGGCAGCGGCGTCATTGCGATAGGTAGGTACAAATCTGGAATCTGGATCATAGTTGACACCCTGAACAAAGATTGTCCAAAACCCGACGCCAAGCGGCTTTCCCACACCTATTGCACGGTCGGGAGGGCTTGTAAAACTTCAATTTACGCCGAACCGACTCGTTTCGACTAAATGGTTCCCAATTCGGAAATGCTAGTTGTACCCGGGTCAGCAGGTTGGTTCCGCCAGCTCCGGCACAGCGCTCCTTACGGGGGCAAATTAGGCAAATCCTATTATCCGAGTGAAGACAGGTTGGCACCTCTTTTCTGGGCGTCGGGAGGCGCTTTCTTTTCATTAGCGTCTGCAAGAATCGGCACTCTACGCACTGGCGATTAGCCAAATATCGCTCGGATAAATGGCCGTGTTTGCACGGAATACCCGTAAAATATAGCGAGCACGAACGTGATATTGCCTCAACTGCGCTCTTGCTAGAGACCGATAGCGCTATCTCCGCAGGAATTCGACCGCTATTAGGAAGCGGAACGAGCGCTAGATGCGCGTATCTTTTTTCTATCTCAGCCAATTGACGTTCCTTTACAATTTCATAACGACTTTATAGTAGCATACCCCCACTAAAAACCCAACAAAATTGTATCCGTGCAGTCCGCGCGGGTGCTGGATTTCACCCATTTCTACCATAAGTTTTGCAATTCCTGCATTCCCCTATAATAATATAAGACGTAATTACGTTATGTATGTACCTAATAGCCATGATTATATATTTCGCTGGGGTATAGGGGTAAAAGAATAGGAAAGCCTTATGGGGTGGGCATTTGAGCATGCCCAGACTGTTCCGGGTAGCGTTGGGTATTGTGGGGTCGTTGCAGGCCCTTATCGAATGCCCTAAACTGTGACTATAGCGACAAGTGGGATTACGGGACATGGCTGAAAAACTTACGCCGGATCAGTGGGCGGATATTCGGATCAAGCGGGAAGTTGACCGCATCAGCTTCAAGGCGCTGAGCGTGGAATACGGCGTGAGCGTCGGGCTGATCCACAAGCGGAGCAAAGCGCAGAACTGGAGCGACGGCTCAGACGGTAACGAGCAGGCGAATAAAATTGCTCGTGAACGGGTTCAAAACATAGTGAATGAACCGTCCTCAAAACGTCGGTACGAGTCGATCCTGGAAGCCGCCACCGCCAAAGCGGAAATTATGCGACGCCAGCAAATGGACTGGGAGGCCCATAGAGACGCTTTTGGCATCGAGTTGATGCAACCGGCTGTCCCCATGCCTGAAAATGGCGTGGTGGGGCCGGAAGACGGCAAGAAAGCGGAAGCGCAGAGGTTCCACCAACTCAAATGCGCCAAGATCACCGCAGAAATGCTGACAATCCGCCATGCAGGTGAGCGCAAGGCATACAACATCAGCGACGACGATGCACCGAAACAGCCAGGCGTGAATGTCATTGTTTCCGAGCTATCCGACACTGAGTTAGCACGCATCGCCCGAGGTGTGGCATGACGACCCCGGCTGAGGCTGCGGCCGAGTTGCTAGCGAGGCGCAAGGCTCGCGCCGACTTGGGTGAGTATTTGACCTACGTCAACCATGCATACAAGCACAGCCCGTTTAGCCGCAGCGTGTGCGCTTCGCTGGAACGGTTCATTGAGCAAGTGCAGGCGGGCGAACGTCCGGTCCTGATCCTGCAAGCCCCGCCACAGCACGGCAAGTCGGAAATCGTATCTCGCAAGCTGCCCGCGTATCTGTTCGGACGATTCCCGAATATGCGCTTGGCTGGATCCAGCTACAGTGACGAACTAGCGAACAGCATGGCCCAGGACGTGCGGCGCACCATTGCCGGTGACGCGCACCTTCGCCTGTTCCCAGCCCCCGGCAAACGTGACCGGTTTGCCCTGAGCCGTGCCGGTGAGTTTACCAATCCAAACGGGGCGGGTAGTTATCTCGGCGTCGGCATTGGAGCGGGCCTGACGGGCCGTCCATATGATGTTGGCATCATTGATGACCCAGTCAAAAATGCTAAAGAAGCACTATCCAGCACCAGCAAAGAGACAAATTGGAATTGGTATCAGACGGTGTTCAAGACCCGAGCGTCTGAATGCTCCGGTCAGATCATCATGGCGACTAGCTGGGCCGAGGACGATCTGGCCGGTCGCATCATCAGCGATATGGCGGGTGACCCGCGCCTGACCGTGCTCCGGTTCCCGGCGATCAACGAGGAAGGTGAAGCGGGCTTCAATGCAGATTTGCCGCTCGGACCGCTGGTACCGCAGTTGCATAGTTTGACGCAATTGCTCGAAATCAAGCGCGGAATGTCAGAATACTGGTGGGCCGCGATGTATCAGCAGTCACCCCGAGCAGCGGGAGGCAACGTGTTCAAGGCCGACGGCGTGCGCTACTACTTGCCAAAGGATCTGCCTGAGAAATTTGACAAAGTGGTAGCCAGTTGGGACGCAACTTTTAAGGACACCGATGGATCCGACTTTGTTGTTGGACAAGTCTGGGGGCGTAAGGGGCCGAGTGCATATTTGCTGGGACAAAAGCGCGAGCGCATGAGCTTCACCAAAACCGTGACCGCTGTTGTTGAGATGCGAGAACAGTTCCCGATGATCCGGGCGACGCTGATCGAAGACAAAGCGAATGGCCCAGCCGTGATAGACACGCTTAAGCCTAAAGTGCCGGGCCTGATCCCCGTTGAACCTGACGGATCGAAATTGGCACGGGCGCACGCCATGACCTATCTCTGGGAAGCGGGGAACCTGTATTTACCGCACCCGGACATTGCGCCCTGGGTCAAGGGCCTAGTGAGCGAATTGCTCTCATTTCCAGCCGCTGCGCACGATGACCAGGTCGATGCGCTAACCCAGGGAACGCGCTACCTGTTCCCATTGCACAACAAACTCAAGATCACCAAAGCTGCACTCGAACGCGCAAGCGGATATACTAGGCGCTAAATTACCAGGATTGCGACATATGGCAGAAAAGCGAAAAGGCGGGGCGCGGCGGGCGTTAAACAGGATGGCGATGGATGCGCAACAAACTGCACCGCGCTTTGCGCCTCCCGAATTGCCGCGTGGCGTGGTGCCAGAGGGGCGTGTCTCGGGCGTTGCAATGGATTACGCACCTCTGGCGTATGACTATCTGGGCAGCATGCCGACAGGTTTTGTGCCTTTTCCTGGGTACCCCCACCTCGCCAATTTGACCACCCGTGGCGAGTATCGCCAGCTGGCCAGCACGATGGCAACTGAGCTGACTCGGGAATGGATCGAGCTGTCTAGCACTGACGACGAAGCGGACGACAAAACCAATCCGCGTATTGTCGAGCTGACGAAAGCGATCGAGCGATTTAAGCTGAAAAGCCTGTTCCACATGGCCGCAACACACGATTGTTTTTTCGGGCGCGGGCAGATATTCATCAACCTCAGCGGGCAGGACCGCAAAGTGCCGCTGGTGTTGTCCCCGGCCACTATCCCGGTCGGCTCCCTCAAATCGTTCACGACTGTCGAAGCCATGTGGACAACACCGAGCGCGTATAATGCCCTTGACCCGGCCGCGCCGGACTTCTACCGACCGACTAATTGGTTCATGCTCGGTCAAGAGGTCCACGCGTCCCGGCTGCTGACGATCATCACACGCCCCCTGCCGGACATGCTCAAGCCCGCGTACAATTTCTCCGGCATGTCGCTGAGCCAGATTGCCGAGCCGTACGTTGAAAACTGGCTGCGCACCCGCCAAGCCGTGTCTGATCTGATCAACAATTTCTCGACTAGCGTCCTCGCCACCAGCATGGACCAGGTGCTACAGGGTGACGACGATGGGCAAGACGTTTTTGCTCGGGCCGATCTGTTCACGGCCACCCGTAGCAACAAGGGCTTGATGCTGCTGGACAAAGACCGCGAGGAGTTGATACAGGTCAACACGCCTCTGGGAGGCCTGCACGAGCTGCAGGCCCAGGCCCAGGAGCACATGTGTAGCATCAGCCGCACCCCCGCTATCATCCTGACCGGCATTAGCCCGTCAGGACTGAACGCGTCGAGTGAAGGCGAGATCCGAGTATTCTACGATTGGGTCAGCGCGATCCAGGAAGCGTACTATCTCGAACCTCTGACCCTGTGCATCAAGGTCATTATGCTTCACCTCTGGGGCGAGATTGACGATAGCATTTGCATCAAATTCCGACCGCTGTGGCAAATGACGCCACAGGAGGAATCCGCGATCCGGCTTAGCGATGCCCAGGCGGATGCGATCTATCTGGATCGCTCGGTAGTGGATCAAGAAGAAGTGCGCGAGAAGCTGGCCCGCGATCCAGCGTCGGGCTGGGATGGGCTGGATACCAGCGTGGTGGTGATGCCTGACGCAGAACCGGAGCCGGACGATGGTGAGGATAGGCCGGCAGAATCGCAAGCCGAATTGGCGACATCAGCACCGACTCTAAATGGCGCGCAAGTTAGTTCCATGATTGAAGTATCACAAGCCGTCGCGGTCGGAACACTCGCACATGAGGCGGGGTTGGCAATCTTGCAACAAGCATTCGGCTTAACGCCCGAAGCGGCAGCCACACTTTTGACCACCCCGCCCCAAGCATCGGAACTTGTTCCGGACAAAGTGAATGCGAAAGTATAAAACCTGTCGCGCCGTCAAGCCTAACTCTGGGGTTGAGGCGCGTTACCGTAAACAGCTTGACGCGCTGATCAAGGAAATGGGCGCGTCGGTTGCGGAGGGAGTGCGGGAGCAATACCGCAAGGACGGCCCGGAAATGGCGCAAGATGCGTCGCCGTCCAAACTGATGCAGCAGATGCTCAAGAACCTGGGGAAACGATGGATCAAGCGATTCGATGATATGTCCGCTAAGATTGCTGATGGGTTCGCTAATGGTACATTCAAGGCGCACGACTCGGCGTTCAAGGCTGCGCTTGCAGATGCGGGATGGACCGTGCAATTCGAGATGACACCGGTAACCCGAGACATTCTCAATGCGTCGATCAGTGAGAATGTCGCACTGATCAAGTCTATCCCTCAGCAGTACCTGGGCCGCGTGGAAGGCATCGTGATGCGGTCGTTTGTGCAAGGGCGCGACCTCTCGACCATGAGCACGGACCTGCAAAAGGAGTTCGGCGTAACGAAGCGCCGCGCCGCGCTCATTGCCCGCGACCAGTCCAACAAGCTGACCGCTGCGGCGACCCGCGCCAGGCGCATGGAGCTAGGCATCACGGAAGCAGAGTGGCTGCACTCGCATGCTGGCAAGGAGCCGCGCCCGGACCATGTAGCCGCTGACGGCAAGCGGTTCAACATAGACACGGGGTGTCTGATCAGTGGTGAGTATCTACAACCTGGACAGCTCATAAACTGTAGATGTTCTAGCCGTAGTATACTTCCTATTTGACATAAGGAGCGAGTGATGCAAATGGCTCAGATATTCGGGTTGATTGGACTGATGGTGCTGGCTTGCTCATTCTGGCGCATTTATGAGAATGGCGAGAAAGGGCCGATCCGGGCTATTTGTCTCGGCATCTACGAGGGCGTCACCTTGGCGATTGGCGGTTGTGTCTTTGGCATCGTGATATTCCTGGCTGGTGCGGTGCTTAAGGTGGCGCTGCAACACTGAGCAGCCCTCGCACACGTCTACCCGCCGAAGCGGGTTT